TTTGACTATCTAATACATCAATCCAAACTAATGGATATTGCTCTTGTTCACTTGCTGAAATATCACTTGCTTCGCCAAAATTAAATCCGTTTACTTGAGCGTGGTTTGTCGCAATTGTTTCTATTAGATTTATTATTTGATTTAGGCTGTAAAATTCCATTTTTTTCTCTTATAAATTGTTTTAATTTTTCTTCGTTTTTTTTCTTTGTTTTCATTTAGCAAAATGTACATGGGTGTCTAAGTTCAGCAGGTTCAATTGGTATTCCTCTAAAGTTATAATTCCCCATGCAACACCCATCGTTTCCTAATACCAAACCACTATTATAGTTATTGCCTTGTGGGAAAATAGTATCAATGCCAACATTTGTTTGAGTTAAATACAAAGGATATGTAGTTGTATTCGCTAATAAAAACAATCTTAAACGCTCAGCATAAACTTGCGCTTTGTTTCGTGCCTCATCCATAATATCCCTAATCTCACTCATATTTGCAGGAATCATATTATCTGCATTTTGCACTCCAACCGCTTTATTAAAGTACTTAAAATTCATTACTAATGGTAACTCTAACCTCATGTACCATATCATTGTGTTAGTTATGTATGTGTCAAGTAATACCTTGTTAGCTACCGATGTTGTTCCTGCTGCTATTTGCGTTTTAAGTTCGTTGTATAAACTTGTTCCGATAATTGGCAATATATAAAACTCTTGTACTTCGATAATTGTCGGAGTTACAACTTTCATGTCAACATTATCTTGCAACACTGAACGCTGCTTTAATGTTTGTTCGCTTAAAAATAATACTGGTGCTGCCATTTATTTAATTCTTTTTACTAATTCTTGTTGCCAAACGTGTCTACAAAATGGAAGGTTAACATCCTTAATTGGGTCGTGATACCAACCACCTCTGCGCCTAAATGCATCATAGTTCGGTATGTCATATAATTGCCCTAATTCATTGCCAATATTATTTATATCCTCACGACTAAAATAACGAGGGTTACTCATCATTGCCTTGCAAAAATCACGACTTTCACCACCCTCAACTAATGCAGGTGCATCACTTCTCAAATCATATTTGTAACGTATAACCAACTCAGTAAACGATGGTGTTTTATATTCTTTGCCAATATTGGTTACCTTTAAATTTCTATCAATTAATTCTTCGGCAATTAAAGTTTCAATTATATCGGTTGCTTTTGTTTTATCAATTTTTAATACTTTAGCAATTGCATCCACATCAATCTTTGGTGTTTTGCGTATAAGGTCTAAAACCGCTTCATCAATTTTATCAATTGCAAAATCTTGTTTGCTAAACATTATTTTTTTACGCTTGATTGATTGAAAGTTTTCTATCGGTTCGCCATATTTAGCAAAGGTTTCATAGTCTATTAAATCCCTTGTTTCTTTTGAGAATTTAGCAAAAGCATTTTTAGTTGGTGTTTCAGGTGCAATAACATCACCACCTTCAATTGGTGTTTGTCCGATTATACCTCTTATTTCGTTTGGTGTTAATTGGCTTAATACTTTATTTGCAACTAATGGACTTAATGCGTTTAATGAATCGCTTACATTTGAAACAACATTGTTTACTTCTAATGCCTTGCGACCAATAACCTCACGCATTTCATCCTTAGTTAATATTTGCATTAAGGTCTGTTCGCTGAAACTTGCCATGATAGGCTCAATAGGTTTAATTTTTATTTTGCCTTTCACTGGTGCGAATAAATCAAAAACACGTTCTTGAACTTGTTGCCTTGGTTCAACATAGGTATTAGTAAATAAATTAAAGGCATCAATCATTTCACTTCGCCCACCCAATTGACCTTCAACACGAACTCCAAATATCATTGGTGAAGTAATTTTATGACCAACAAATATTTCTTGTTGTATTGTATTATTTAAAGCATTGTATTTATCAGCAAAATCACCTGCGCTTAAATCTTGAATTATTGCTGCTCTATCTTTGTCATCTGCAAAGTCAACAACTATTGAACCACTACTATCAGTTGATGTAAATTTACTCTTTAACTTTCGCTCAGTTAATTTCATTTCATCATCGCTTGGAATGCCATTGACAAAGGTTATAAACTTACTACCTTTAAAACTATTCTGAATTTCTGCTCTATGATAGTTGGCTATTTCAGCATCGGTAATGATTGCAGGAACTGCACCAATATAATCAGGAAGTGTATATGTGTTTAAATTTGGGCGATATGCCTTTAAATAGAATAAACTTTCTGCTTGTTTCTTATTTATATCGTACGCAGGAAGTGTTTTAATAATTTTAGGATTGCTATTCTCATCACCTTGTTCATTTATCCATTCACTACTTAAATAGAACTCTGTATTATCCTCGTTGCTTCGCACGTTGCAATAATCCACATGGTAAATTTCAGCAACTCCATCCTTTCCTTTTTTACCAACAACCTTTAAATAAAATCCACCGAATAATTCATAGTCTAAAACGGTTTTTTTCATCAAATCATTGAGCGTTTCATACTGATTTGGTGCATTTATATAGGCTTGTAGCTTCACAATGTCATCACCTTCCATATCTGCTTGGTCAATTTCAACACCTTTGCCACTTATATAGAGTTGTTTGCTTGTTATAATTGCGTTATGTTTAGCACTTCGATTGAATAATAGTACTAAGTATTGAGGATAGTTATTACTTTCACCATATTTTACCCAGTTTTTGCCCTTTTGTTCAATGAACATAGGCACTTTATTATTGTCAAATGTTAAACTTATTAGATTTTTATAACTCATCGGGTTGGTAAACTATATTGGTTGTATTTTGTACTTCGTATTCATCAACTTCATATTCACTTATTACAACTTGCACCACTCCAACCTCAACTGTTTTAGTTATGTTTGGAACTGCTGCTGCTGCATTCGCTAATCCGCTTGTAGTAGTTAAGTTAGTTTGGTATATTGAATAGTTATAGAACCCTTTAAAACCTAATCTTACCTCTCCATTTAAGGTATTGGGGTTGGCTTTCTCAGTTACTATAAACTTATTATACCTTTGCTTAAATTGACTTATGTCGGTTGCTATAAAGTAATACTTATCGAACGTGGTTTGATTCTGAAATAAAAATAAATAAATAGGATTGCTCACAGTTGAATTTTCGGTAACTGTAACCACTACATTATTGGTATTATCTTTTCTAAATCTAATCACTATAATATAATATAAATAGTTTAAAAAATTGCTAAATAAAAAAAGCTACCTAAATTAATAAGTAGCTTTTAAATATAAACATGAAAAAAAAATCTACACCAATAAAGCAGCTATAATAGTTGAATCAACCTCTTGTGAGAATGTTGCCTCCATCCCCTGAAAGGTAATGTTATAACCATTAAATTCATTCATTGCTGCACCACTCGCCTTTGAACCACCATTCACTTCCATTCCGTTTGTTTTGCCAAATAAAAAGTATTTACCTTCCATTGTTTCAACTATAATCGAAGTTCTGTTCTTAATTACTTGCTGCAATAAATACGATGTTTGATATTGCATTTTAGTAAAGTTAGCAGTAATGTTTTGCTCATAAGCAACTGTACCAACTTTTGGGTCGCTTTGGATATTGTCCGTAACACTATTCGCTGCTCTTGGTTCTAAAGCATATTTAAAATACTTCTTTCCACTTGTCTTAGTAATTGCAGTAACAAAACCACTTGCGTTCTCAGTAACCGCAGTAATATTCGCAAGTTCTGTTATATATATATTCTTAATTCCGCCTACTGCATTCTTGCAGTCTAAGGCATAACCGCCAACTATTGCACACATATTTATTCTCCTTTTAAGTTTTAAAAGGCAGTGAAATTAATCACTGCCTTTGGTTAAATTATATTGTGAATTTTACGATTTCCTGAGTTTGAGAAACTTGAACACCGTATTTAAATCTTGCTTTAAAACGAACCAAATCAAAATCCTCAGAGTACCAAAATCTAAATTCTTCTTCTTCGTTTTCTAAATCTACACCTAAGAACATATTGCTATCTCTTAAAGCATACATTGCATTAGTTCCTGTTAATCCTGGAGTTGAAACAATGTTCACATTAGTGCCATGTATTTTCATTTCACCTAAAGCATTATCAGTAGGGATGTAATTAAATAAGTTAGCATTAATTAAAGCAGTTTGGTAAGTTCTGAAATTACCAACACCCATGTATAAGTTTAACTCAGGCTTATTTAATATCTCAACTGGTATAGCTTGGTAGATTGCTTGTACTACTGAGATAATGTTAGCAGCAGT